TGGAGGTGGTATAATAGAAGCAACAGCAACTGTTTCATTTTTTGGCATTGATGCTTATGGGTATTTTGAAGAGGGTTCAAATCCTACAACTACTAAAGGTTATATGCAATCTAATACTACTATCTATAAGTTAGGTAGTGATGACATAAGAATACCAATAGATAGAAATAACGCATCTGCTATTGCTTATTATTATGAAGGTGTTTTAGTTGATAGCGCAGTAATTACTTCAAGCGCAACAGAAGCGTTTATCTATTTAGGGGAAATTAATGATGTGGATAAAGTTATAATTACGGGTACAGACGGTAGTGTCACATTGTCAGTTATAAATCTAGATGAATGTAGATTCAATCCTCACAAAATTAGTTTTGTAAATCGTTGGGGAGGTATTCAAGATTTATATTTCTTTAAAAAATCAATTGAAACATTAAACGCAAAGAGAGAAACTTATAAAAACTCAACAATTACCAACACTGGTACTTATGATTCTTTAATACATGCGAGAAAAGATTTTAATATACAATCTACAAAAGAAATTACATTAAATTCTGGGTATGTTAGTGAGGATTACAACGCACCAATGCAGGAGTTGATGCAGTCAGAGCAGGTGTGGATGACGGTTAACAATGTTATTACACCAATGAATGTTAAAGATAGTAGTTTTGTGTTTAAAACAAGTTTAAATGATAAAATGGTAGACTATAAACTACAATTAACATACGCATTTGATGCTATAAATAATATAAGATAGATGCAGGAACTACAATTTTATATTGAAGGGCAAAGAATTGATATGTTCAAAGACGAAAGCGTATCAATTACGCAATCTATTCAGAATATTAAAGACCCATCTAAGATATTTACAGACTTTTCTAAGACTTTTAGTGTGCCGGCCAGCAAAGATAATAATAAAATCTTTAAACATTATTACAATTATGATATTGTTGGTGGTTTTGATGCACGAACTAAGAAAGATTCAAATATAGAATTAAACAATTTACCTTTTAGAGATGGTAAAATTAAACTTGAAGGTGTGGATTTAAGGGACAATAAACCACACACGTATAGAGTAACATTCTTTGGTAATACGGTTAACTTAAAAGACGTATTAGGGGAGGATAAATTAGGTAATTTAAGTTGGCTTGATAATTTTGTCACGTCTTATTCTAGTGTAGATGTTAAGTCTTATTTACAAAGTGGTTATGTAGTTAGTGTTGATGGTACTTCTTATGTAGATGCTATTACGTGTCCTTTAATATCGGCAACAACTAGGTTGTATTATGATAGCACAACACCACATTCACACAATGAATTATATAAAGGCAACTTAGTTTATACAAGCGGTACAGGACACCATCACGGGGTTTTATGGAGTGATTTAAAATATAGTATTCGTTTACATTTAATTATTAAAGCAATACAAGAAGAATACCCGTCAATAGAATTTAGCGAAGACTTCTTTACTGATACTAATTCAGATTATTACAATCTTTATATGTGGATGCATAGAACAAAGGGATTGGCGAAAAGTACGGTTAACGGTGCTGATACGTATAGTAAGATAGTAACAACCTTTGCGCCTACGGGAACTTTTATACCTAATATAAATAACAACGGTACAACGGTATCTTTATTCGTTTATAACCAAGGAGGTACTACACCTGTAACAGATTCTACAATAACAATTAGTTCAGTTTCAGGTGTTGAGTATAACGTTATAGTTAAACTAAATGGTGGTGTTTATCAAACAGAATCTAATCAAATAAATAACTACTCTTTTGATTTAAACAATATGCCTAACGGTACATGGACAATAACTTTAGAGAGTGAAAGCTCTGTTACATTTTCTAGTGTTGCATGGGAATTTGACAGTGTACAAAATGAAGGAGTATACAATGAAACTATAACATCTTCTGCGGTTACTATAACTGAATTGTTTTCATTTTATCCGACTCAACAATTGCCAGAGATAAAGATTTTAGATTTCTTAACGGGAATATTTAAGATGTTTAATTTAACTGCTTACGTTGTTGATGGTGTTATAAAAGTAGACACTTTAGATAATTATTATTCTGTTTTTAATACGTATGATATTAGCAAATACATAGAATCTGATACGTCAAATGTAAATGTAGCATTGCCCTACAAACAAATAAATTTCGATTATTCAGACTATAAAACATTTTCAGCAAGTACGTTTAATCAGTTGAATAATAAACAATTTGGAGCGTTAGAATATAAAGGTGAAGAGGATTTTAAATGGGTTGGTAAAGACTATAAAATTAATTTACCATTTCAAAAAATGATGTACGAAAGATTGAGAGATATTAAAGATGGTACTATTTTGACGGTCCAATATGGGTTAATGAATGACGATAATTTAGAGCCTTATATCGGCAAACCTTTAATACATTATGTTAATAAACAAAAAGGTGGTACTGTTATTTCATTTAGGGATGGGTTAACAACGCAATCTCCTATATCAATTTATTACATACCATTGAATACTAACGGATTAAACGGTACAGAACAGTCTTTAAACTTTAACGCTCAGATTGATGAATGGGCATTAATACAAAACAATAGTACTTTGTTTGAGAACTACTATAAGAACTACATGCAAGACGTATTTAAAGAAGGGCGAAGGCTGATAAAAGTTAGTGCTTATTTGCCTTTGAGAATTTTACTTAACTACACTTTAGCAGATAGGTTTGTAATCAATTCACAAAACTTTAAAATTAATTCAATAACAACTAATTTAGAAAACGGAAAATCTAAAATAGAATTACTAAATGAAATATGATAAAAGAAATATTATACTTATTAAAAGAAACGGATTGTAAATCTGAGATTGTGCAATTAGCAAAGGGAAAGAATAAGTTTCCAAATAGTTTTAAAGAAGTATTTACAAGACAAAAACAAGAGTTGATATGGAAAAAGTAGTTGTAGAATTAGAAGTTAAATCTAATAAAGGGATAAAGGAAGTTAAAAACCTTAAAAAAGAACTTTCAGGGACAAAGAAAGAAGCAAAGGAAACTACGTCTGCTCTTAACGGTGTTGCTGGAGGTGCGATTAGTAAATTAAACGGATTAAAAAGCAGTATTGGAGGAGTTGTTAAAGGTTTTAAAAGTTTAAGGTTTGCGATTATTGCCTCTGGAATTGGTGCTTTATTGCTTGCTGTTCTGGCAGTGGGCAAAGCGTTTACAAGTTCAGAAGAAGGTCAGAATAAGTTCGCTAAACTTATGGGGATAATAGGAGTTGTAACTGGTAACGTTATAGATATAATTGCCGATTTAGGGAGCAGTATTATTTCTATTGGTAAAGCGTTATACAAGTTGGCTACAGGTGACTTGGCAGGTGCTTCTAAAGCATGGGGGGAAGCTAAGGATTCTATAAACGATGTTACAGAAGCAGTGGTTAATTTTGTAGATGAAACGAAAAAAGAAATAAATATTATAGGTAAATTATCAGACCAAAGAGCAAAAGCGGATAAATTAGAAAGAAGTTTAATTGTAGAGAGAGCGGAAGCAAATAGAAAAAGAGCCGAGTTATTAGACAAGGCAGCGCAAAAAGAAAAGTTTACGGCAAAAGAAAGAATAGAATTTTTAAAAGAAGCGGGTAGAATTGAAGACGAAATTACGGCTAAAGAAATTATTGCAGCTAAAATAAGATATGAAACTAAAGTAGCGGAAAATTCTTTATCAAAATCAACTAAAGAAGATTTATTAGAAGAGGCTAATTTAAAAGCTAATTTAATTAATTTAGAAACGTCAAAACTAACAAAACAAAAATTAGTATCTTCTCAGATTGTAGGTGCAAAAAGAGAAGAGTTAGCGAGATTGAAAGAAATTGAAGATGAAGATAATTTAAGGAAAAAAGAAGCACAAAAAATATTAGATGAAGAAGATGTAGAAAGAAAAAAACAACTTCAACAAGCTGAGGATTTAAGAATTTTAAAATTAAAAGAAAACTCAATAGAAGAAATACGTATTGCAAAAGCGGCTGCGGATGCAAAGAAAGCTATTTTAGCAGCACAATTAAACACGGTTGGAAAAGGTTTTGCGCTATTAGGACAATTAGCTGGTAAGAATAAAACACTACAAGCAGCAGCATTAGTTGGTGAAGCAGCAGTAAGTATTGCTAAGATGGTAGCAGCGAATAACCTTGCAAATATAGGAGCGTTAGCAACACCGCAAGCAATACTAACAGGAGGTGTTTCTGCTATTCCTGTAATAGCTTTAAATAATGTTTCAACAGGTATCGGTATCGCTTCAACAATTGCTGCAACTGCAAAGGGATTGGGTTCGCTTGGAGGCGGTGGCTCAACACCTACTGCTTCAAGAGGTGCTACGCCTCCAACACCATCAGCGCCATCAATACCTCCATCATTTAACATAGTAGGTCAAAGTAGTACAAATCAATTAGCATCAGCGATTGGTGGTCAATCACAAAAACCATCAAGAGCGTATGTTGTAGCAGGCGATGTATCAACCGCTCAAGATATGGATAGAAATATAATAGAAGGCGCTTCTTTATAAAACTAAAAAATACAAATAAAACTATTATATAGTTATGAAACTAATTGAATTAATTTTAGACGATGACGAAGCGATAGGAGTAGAAGCGATTTCGGTTGTAGAAAACCCTGCGATTGAATCTGACTTTATCGCATTAAATAAACAAGGTATCCAACTCGCTGAAATAAGTAAAGAGAAGCGTTTACTTATGGGTGCTTTATTAATACCAAACAAGCCTATTTACCGTAAGTCTGGAACAGAAGAGTATCATATATTCTTTTCAAAAGAAACGGTCGCTAAGGCTTCGCAAATGTATTTACAAAATGGTAACCAATCTAATTCTACATTAGAACACGAATCGGAATTAAAAGGTTTAACATTAGTAGAGTCTTGGATTGTAGAAGATAAAGAAAAAGATAAGACTGCCTTATATGGTTTAGATGTACCCGTTGGCACTTGGATGGGGTCTGTTAAATGTGACAATGACGAAGTGTATAAAATGGCTAAAGAAGGAACTGTAAAAGGTTTTAGTATTGAGGGTTATTTTGCTGATAAATTAGAGAAACCAAAAGCAGAGTTATCTACAGAAGAAGGTATTTTAGATGCTTTAATTAAAATCCTATCTGAATGAGAGCAGTCTACTGTAAGTGCTTAAATACTTACTCCATTAAATGTAAAGAAGAACCCGAAAAGAATTGCGAAACTCCAGACTATTGGAAACAAGGAATAGGAGATATAAATAATACAGAAGAGTAAAAGCAAAAATAATAACTAAATTTTATTATATAATTATGAACACAGAAAAAAAGATTATTAACAAAGTTAAAACCTTACTTGGCATAGAAGTAAAGTTGGAACAGATGAAACTCGATAATGGCGCAGTTGTAGAAGCTGAGTCTTTCGAAGTTGGAGCAGAAGTTTTTGTTGTTGCTGATGAAGAACGAGTTGCAGTACCTATTGGAGAATACGTAATGGAAGACGGTAAGTCTTTAAAAGTAGTTGAAGAAGGTATTATAGCAGAAATCGGCGAAGCATCAACAGAAGAAGAAGAAGCACCAGCAGAAGCACCAGCAGAAGAAGAAGAACTTGAAAAAGAAACCGCTTCTCCGAAAAAGATTGTAAAATCTATCAGCGAAGAAATGTTTTTCTCAGAAATTGAAAAACTACGAAATGAAATTAGCGAGTTAAAACTTTCTAAAGAAGAGCCTAAAAAAGAGGTTGTAGAATTATCTAAACAAGATGAGGTTGAAGGGATTTCACACAATCCAGAAAACTCAATAGGAAAAAAAGAATTACATCTTTACGCACAAAAAGCACAAAACACATTACAAAATAGAATTTTTAATACAATAAATAAGAATAAATAAATATGGCTACAACAGTATCAATTACAAGTTCGTACGCAGGTGAAGCAGCAGCAGGTTATATTTCTGCTATGTTATTATCTGGTAACACAATTGCAAATGGATTAATCGAGGTTAAACCAAATGTAAAATTTAAAGAAGTTTTAAGAAGATTAGAAATAGATTCTATCGTTGCAAACGCTACGTGTGATTTTACCGACACTTCTACAATTACAACAACTGAACGTTCAATTTCTCCGAAAAGTTTACAAGTTAACCTTGAAGTTTGTAAGACCAGCTTTAGAAGCGATTGGGATGCAATTTCTATGGGCTATTCTGCATTTGACAATGTACCTAAAACTTTTGCTGATTACGTAATAGGACAAATCTCTGCTAAAATTGCTGCTAAAACAGAAGTTGATATCTGGAGCGGTACGGATGGAGCAGGAGAATTTGACGGATTCCAAACGTTATTATTGGCAGATGCAGCACACACTGGATCAAAGAAAATTGTTGGTGAGGCAATTACTTCTGCAAATGTAGTTGTTGAATTAGAAAAAGTTTTACTACAAATTCCAGAACAATTATTACAAGATGATAGTTTATATATCTATGTAGCAAACAATGTTTATAGAGCATATAAATTAAGTTTAGGAGGTTTTGGAGCATCTGGATTAGGAGCGGCAGGTGTAAACGCACAAGGGCAAAATCAAGACGTAAACGTTACAATGTTTGCAGGGATTAAGATAGTACCAGTAAATGGTTTACCATCTAACAGAATGATTGCAACAGTAAAATCTAACTTGTTTTTTGCTTGTGGTTTATTAAGCGACCAAAACGAAGTTAAAACTATAGATATGGCAGACTTAGATGGTTCTCAAAACTTTAGATTTATTGCTCGTTACACGGCAGCAGTAAACTACGCAATAGTTGATGAAATTGTTTCTTACGGTTTAGAACTATAAAATTAATTAATAATAATATTAAAGGGTAGGTAGTTAATCTACTTACCCTTTTTTTAACTAAAAAATATAAAAATATGGCTTGTTTATTAACAACGGGAAGAAGTCTAGGTTGTAAATCTAAAGTTGGTGGTTTAAAAAACATTTAC